ATGAGCATTCACCCCGACGACGAAGATTTGCGCCTATTGCGGATCGATGATGTCCTGACGCTGACGACATTCAGCCGGGCAACCCTCTATCGACGGATCAAGGACGGGAAGTTCCCGCCGCCGATTGAGGACGAGGGCACCCGCCTATGGTGCAACAGCGAGCTTCGGGAATGGAAGCGATCCAAGCTGCGCGCCCGCCATCAAATTCAACGAAACAATGACGACATCCTCTAACCATGGCAACGCAACTAACTTTCAAGGGCGATGGCGTGGAGTCTCCTACGGGGGGTGTCACCGTTCCATGGCTTATGAAGGCGTTCCGCATGGGGCGCGCAACGGTCGAACGCAAGCTGGCCGGCGTGGAGCCCATCGGCTACGGCAAGCACCGCACGCCGCTCTATGACCTCCCCGAGGCCGCGTCATACCTCGTCAAGCCAAAGGGCGACCTCCTCAAGCTTCTGAAAGAGATGAAGCCCGAGGACATGCCCGAGCGCCTTCGCGAAGCCTATTGGGGCGCCAAGCTCAAGCAACAGCGTTGGGAGGAGAAGGCCGGCCATCTCTGGACGACGAGTTCCGTCATGGACGTGTTTTCGAACGTCCTGACCGAAATCCGTATCCGGTTGCAGTTGGTCCCCGATGCGGTCGAGCGCGACGCCGGCCTCGACATGAAACAGATCATCGCCGTGCGCGCGACGATCGACGGCATTCAAGACGAAATCCACAAGGCTATCCAGGCCATCGCGGAAGGCGGCGAAACGCTGTCTCAGCTTGGGCGCGACCGGCTTGAGGTCGGCGAAGAGGAGTTGGCCGAGGATGAGGCTGCGCCCCGCCCCGCCCGCAATCACGATGACATTCTATGAAGCCCTTCTCGTCGCTTGAGCAAATCCTACTGGCAACCGCAGAGGCCATCCGCCCGCCCGAGCGCCTGACCGTATCGGAAGCGGCCGAGAAGTATCGAAAGCTCAATAATCCCGGCCAGTATATCGGCCCGTGGCGCAATTCCATGGCGCCATACCTGACCGAAATCATGGACGAGACTGGATCGCTCGATTTCACGGGTGTCGTCTTCGCCGGGCCGGCTCGCTGCGGCAAGTCCGACATCTTCTTCAACAAGCTCGGCCATTCGGCGATCTGCGATCCCGGTGACGCGATGCTTGTCCACATGACGCAATCCACGTCCCGCGATTGGTCGCAGGGGGATTTGCGGAAGTTCTTCCGTCACACAACGGCGGTCGGGTCGCGGGTCCTTCCCGGCAAGCAAAACATGAACGTCCATGACATTCGGTTTTTGACGATGCGGCTCCTCGTCAAGTGGCCGACGATCACCGAACTGTCAGGCAAGACGCTCCGCGATCTCTGGTTCATGGACTACGATCGGATGCCCCAGGACATCGAAGGGGAAGGACCCCCGTTCGATCTTGGGCGGAAGCGCACACAAACGGTCGGTCGCTACGGAATGACGGTGGCCGAGTCCTCGCCCGGCTTTGAAATTCTGAATACGCGCTGGTCGCCTGAGACGCCCCATGAGGCGCCGCCGACGCAAGGTATTCTCGCGCTCTATAACCGTGGCGATCGTCGGCGTTGGTATATTCGCTGTGTCGACTGCGGCAACGCCTTTGAGCCCCATTTCGATCACCTGAATTATCCCGACAGCGCCGACCACGTTGAGGCTGCCGAGATGACGACCCTCGATTGTCCGATGTGCGGCTTCTCCCATACCCATGAGCCCGCGCCAGGGCAGCCGGGGAAGCACGGTCTCAATCTCGGCGGCAAGTGGATCAAGGAAGGGCAATTATGGATGCCTGACGGCACGATCGAGGGCGTCGCCAGGAAGTCCGACATTGCATCGTTTTGGCTGCCCGGCGTTTCCGCCGCGTTCGTCGATTGGAAAACCCTCGTCCTAAAATGGCTCAAGGCCAACGAGGAGTACGATAAGTCCGACCTCGACGCCGTTGAGGCTGGCGCGGAAGGTCGACCCGCCGTCGTTACGCCAGACCCGCGCGCCGATCGCTTCGCAGATGAGGGCGTAGCGGTTCACGCCGACGCGGTAGCTCTTGAAGGTGTGGCCGTCGATCTCGACAGGTTTCCGGCTCGTCGGAGTCATTATGGGATCATCCTTCCATGGCGGCGGCGCGGGCAGTCGTTGCGGTTGCAAACATGCGTCTTTTGATGCGTGCCGCAAGTGTCGCAGGCGTTGAGGATGGCCCGAAAGGTCGCCGTCTTGAACTTGGGCTCGCGCATCCGCATCCGCTCAAGCCATTCCTCTGTCTCCTCGTCGGGGAGCTTGGGCGCACTCACCCGATTTGGCGCCTTAATCTCCTTCGCCATCGCGGCAAATGTTTCCCCCTTCTGACGAACCGTCGCGGCGATTTCGGAATCGGTAGGAAACGACGACCCTGGCGACAGGATCACGGGGAACTCGTTGGACTTGACGATCCCTCCCGAGTGCAATGGTATCCCCAGGTCGGCGAGGGTCTTCACCATCTTCGCAACGAGCGCCCTCCCGGTGATCGTCACTTCATGCGTCGATTTGAGCCGGATGCGGTCCATCACGACTACGGGCAGGCGGCGAACTTCCACCCGGCGACCCGCGCGCTTGGCCCGCTCGATCCCGAGGCGCATCCCTTCCGAGATGCCCAGGTCCTCATAGACAACCGTCGCATCGGCCTTCTCACCCCAGGCAAGACCCGCGTCGATCCCCGCCGACTGCTCGTCGGGATTGTCGTCGTCGAGCACGTCCGGTTGGGTGTAGAGGAGATGGCTGGCGTAAGGTGCCTCCTCGCGTTCAAGGCAATCGCGCATCGCGGCGCGGGCGTAGCGGGTGTTGAGTTCGACGTTGCCCGCATAGGGGCTTTCGATGATGACGAGTCTCATGACCTTGCCGATTGGCAGGTTATAGTCACCGGCATCGTGCGTCACGACGTAATCTGACGGAATATTGCTGAATGTTTTATGGTCGATCTTCTCGCCGCAGCGCTGGCAATAGTGCTGTCGCCCGTCGCTAAAGACGTATGACCGGTGAGACTTCACACCTGGGCGATGGTAGAGCCCCATGCAGGGGTGCTTATTCTCGCCAACGTCATTCATGATGGGGAACTCCTAGTATCTGCTTGAATCGGGCCTTGGCCTCGGGGGTGAGGACCGGATCGAGGTCGACCGCCTCAAGGCACCGCTTGGCCGTCATGTCGATCGCCGCGTTGACCGCCGTGGCCGTCATGCCGTTGTCGGCGAGACAGGCCAGTTCCATCCGCTGCGCTTGCGAGACGAACAGATCGCGGTCGATCGTGGTCGTCGGCTTATATCCCATCGACCACCCGATAGACCGGACGCTTGTTGACGAGGATGCGTTCGACCTTCCCGGCCGCGATGAGTTCGATCATCGCCCGCGTGATCGTTGCCAGCGTGCTTTGGTCGCGGCGCTCGATGAGCGGTATGATTTCCTGAATGGAGCGAGGCCCGTCCGCCAGCGCTGCCAGCACTTCTTTTTCAGCTTCGGTCAAATGAGTTCTCCTGGTTCTCGCGGGCACACTAGATCGCTCTGCGGGTCTAGTCAACATTAAGTTGACTGTCGCTTCACACTCCTCGCTTGGCACTTGGCGAATCCGTTTGAGCGAATCCGTTTGGGCAAATCCGTTTGGGCGGCTCCCGCGTACCTGGCGCATCGGATGGGGTCGGTATCTCCGATGTTATCTCGCCGTGGGATGCAGACTGACGACGCAACCCCTATTCCCCAGGCGTCGGAGAATGACTCGGCACGGCTCAGTATATGCAAAATTTGCACGAACTGCATCTTAACCAAATATCAGATAATCAACCGACATACAGTTAAACGAGACACCATGCCGTCTCATGAGGTCTCATCGAAACAAGGGATGCCGCGCCTCGGCCGGTTCATTGTCGCGGCATGGTTCCGTTGACGGCTGGATCGGCGGGCCTGTAAAACGCGAGGATCGCAACACTGACAGAGAAGATCGCCCCCCAATGAACGAGATACAGATCATCAACGATGTCGTCTTCTGGACGATCGGCTTCCTCAATATCCTGACCTACTTCCTGGCCGGGGATCGGTCGTCGGCGACGTGGTATGTCGGGACCGTCACGCAATCATCGTGGATCGGCTGGCAGCTAATCACGGGCAACACCACCTTCCTCTGGATTTCCATTGCCCTTCTCTCAGTCAACGTGATCAACCTCATCAAGTGGCGCCGAGCCGGCCGCCTGCTTTCCCCCGTCTGATCTCGCATTCTCATCGCTAAATGGATCGGGGATTCCCGGTTGGCGTCGTGGCCTCGGAATTGTTCCGGGGCCTTTCGCTTTTCAGGGCGGCGGTTGCGGCCGGCCAGGGCGCGGATTTTGCGCGGGCTCGAAATTTTGGAACGGGCTGACTTTTTGAAGTAGCGGCGCGCCGCCCGAAAAATCCGAGGACTCACCCCTCGATCGCGGCGTACTGCATTGCGGAGCCGCGTTAACCTTAACAAAACGCCAAGGCGACCCCTCCCCGGACCCTGGCCGAATGGTCTTGTCTGACGCCATAGGCTGCCCAGGGACGCGCGTTCGCGGGGTGTGGGGCTAGGTAGGTGGCGGGAAAGCGCGCGGCGCGTCCCTATGGGCACGCAAGGCCGCGTTAAGGTCGGTTGCCTATGGTCGCGGCGTTCCAAGGGAGTCCCGTATGCGCGCCATCATTCTTGCCCTGGCGATCTTCGCCGCGTCGCCGGCTTATGCTGTGACGGCTGATCAGTGCGCCACCATGCGCGAGAGCGTCACCGAGCTACTGACGTTCGCAAAAGCCGTCGCACTGGCGCACGCGGCGACAATTCGACGGGGAAACGTTCTAGGTATTGAGATTCGCCAGTTCGGCCGCGCCCTGGCAACCCTAGACACAAAAAAGCACGCGGCTCTTGTCCGCGTGCTCAATGATGTTTGTCCGAAGGGGCGTTAGAGGATCGCGGACCCTACCGCGATGATTGCCAAGCTGATTCCGATAGGGACGAATGACTCGGACGCCATCGCCTCAGCTATGGCAGCAATTGCCATGACGACGACGAGTCCGCCCCTAAACATTGCACGCCTTTAGCTTACCCTCGGCAGCGAGTTCCGCGCGCCATACCGCAAACCGCGCGGCCCGGTCTGCGGCGGTTCCGTTCTTCGCGACCTGTTGCGCCTCGCGCTTAGGGCAGAAAGCCGTTCCATCCCTTGCCATTATCAGGCCGCGCGCAATGACTGCCAAAAGAGCGTCAAAACCTTCTGCAACAGCCGTGGATTTGTGGAAATGAACCGGGTTGACGTTGCCGAAGCGGTCCGAAAGACAGGCGTCGGAATCAAGCGCCATGTGCCATGCGACGACGTGAATGTCCGGTTGGACTGACCGCCCGTCAAAATCGATCGTGACAGACAGGCCGCGCGCCCCTCGAATAGAAACAAACACTTCCCTCGGCGAGATAGAGCTAGAGCCTTCCGGTTCAATTGTGACTTGCGCGCCGAACGATTCCGCCGAGGCGGCTAGGCGAGACGCCATAACGGCGCGGTCGGATTTCCGTTTCTCAGTTAACATTGTCAAGACTCCTTTCGGTTGACTATTTAGGCAAAGATGGACTCGTGACGGGAACGCCGGGCCGACTCTTCGCGGGCTTTCAAGTGACGTTCCCGCTGCCACTGGCGATAGGTGAAAACGTCCAAGATCGGCGCGCAACCGCCCGCCCCGTTTGCAACGGATTCGTCTGCGGACTCTTCTGCGGCCTGCCATATGGCCTCATGATAGGCTTCCGATTTGCTCTTGCGGATTCCCAGGTCGGCAACGGTATCAATGACGAACGTTTCGCAGATAAACCGGGGGTCGTATTCGTCACGGTAAGCCCCGTAGTCGCCCCGCGTGCCGCCCGACTCCAGTTCGAGTCCATCGGGATCGCCGTCATATTCCCAGGCTTCATTCGGGACTCCGACGAATTCGTTTTTCAGCCAAACGCCGTAAGCGGATGGCGTGAAGCTGCAAATATGCGTCGCCTCACGATGGCGAATAAGCTTGATTTCAAAGCTCGCTTCAATCCAGCTATAGGCATCGCCAGTGTCGACGGTTCCCGCGTCGATTGCCGCGCAATTCGCGTCCTCGTCAAACCGTCCGAAGCATCCCCGCATCATGGGGCTTGCGATAATCAAGAACTTTTCTTTTGCCATTGTCTGACTCCTCGAAAGTTAGTTTCAGCCCCGACCTTCGTTAAACGCGACCATAAGAGCGGACGGGATCGAGTCCGCCAGTTCGTCGCGTTCGTTCCGAAGATCGTGAATGTTGGAAAGGCAAGCGCGCACCTTGTCATGAATGAAGCCGCAAGCCTTGCGCCATTCGTCGCCGTCAAGCGGGACGCCAAAGCGAGTCAGGCTCTTGCGGATACCCTTGCGCGCCGTGAGAGCGTCGCGGATTTCGTTCCGCTGCTCGGTTATCTGCAAATCCAGATCGGCCGCGCGGCTTCCCGCCTGCCATGCGGTTTGCCAGTCGCGTTCATCTTCGGCCGCGTGTTGCGCCATCGAGTCCGCCATCATGGCAGCGTCGCGCGCCGCTTCGCTCTTGCGCGGGTTATCGTTCCAATCCCAATAGGCGCGCCATCCGTTGGACGCGGGAATGTGTCGCGTCGCCGGCTCTTCGAAGATCGTTGTCAGGTCAAGAGTCGGTCCCGCGTCGGTTCCGCCAAACTGATAGCCGCCGACGAAACGCGACGCGCCCTTGCGGCCCGGAAGCTGATAAACGACGCCACGGCAACGCCCCGTGTCATCCTTGGAGGTTTCGCCGTCTGGCGTGGTGAGCCATCCGGTATGACCTAGCGTCGCGATCTCATCAGCGTGTCCGACGAGCCGCAGGCCGGCAGCGTCGCTATTCAGAATGTTTGCGTCGCCGTTGTCATGCCATGTGACAGCCGGCCAGATTTCCGAACCGGGATAGCGTGCCGTGCCGTTCGCAACGTCTTCCCGTGCCAGTTCAATTGCCCGATGCGCGCGAAGCTTGAAAGCGCGATGGTAGGCGAATGCGGTTTTCAAGTTTTCCATTGTCATCGTCCCTTTTTGGTTGACGGTTTAGACGGGATATAGACGAGCTTGCCGCCATTCCAGACGCGCGAGGCGTCACGTTCTTCGCGGATCAGGATCGCAAGGGCGAGGCGGTTTCCTTTGATGTTATTCATTGTCCTGCCCTCAGATTGAAAGATATGCGGCGACGGCGAAAACGAACCCGCCGACTGATAGGACGCAACCCAAAAGCCGGATAAGCTCTAGGAAGATCGAGTCCCCGGTTGCGGTGCGGCGCGGTGCGATTGGCAAATCAAGATCAGACATGACGTGACTCCTTGTTCGTGTCTAAAATCAACCTAACCTTGACTCGTTAAGCGCGAGTTAACGCGCGTGCCAAAGATAGAGGCTTCCGTCTTTTTCGACGTGATTAAACTCGCCGCTTAGCCGCAGATCGCGCCCATAGGCTTCAAAGTCGAAATACCTGGCGAGTTCGTCGGGAACGTCGGACAACGTACCGCAGTCGGCAATGAAGCTTTCCGCATATGCGGTCCAACTTTCGTGCTCCCCGGCATAATCGTCTTGAAGCGCGCTTTCCGCTTCGGACTCGTCGGTTATGTCCGCGATCTTTCCAACGTCTTCTAAGTATTCCAGCGCAACGGCTATCGGGATTCCAACAGTCTCGGCAGCGTTGACGATCATGACTCGCTTCGCGACCTCATCAAGGCCGGCATATTCGCCAAGATCGCCGAGTCCTTCGTGATCGTGGATCGCCCATTCTTCGGCCGACCTGAAAGCCGCGCCGTCCTTCGTCATGTAGTCGACGCACTCAGGGCATTCGTATTCCACGGGTCCGCCTCCATAGGGCAGCGTGACAGTCGCGGTTTTGTCGCAGTCCTCGCACTTGAACTTTTGCCTAAAGACATTCGGAAAGCGGGACGCGGCGAGCATTTCGTTGATCTCGCGATACATGGCCGATTGATCTTCCGAAGCATCGATCCATCGGCCATGAAGGACACCGTTATTGTAGCTGGCGAGACATGCGGCATAGATACGCATAAGGGCGTTTCCTTGTCATAGGTCGGAAAGGTTGACGTTAAGCCGTGGCACCTAGCACAAGTGCCTTATGGCGCGCGTTAAAAAGCCATTCGGGAACTGGAAAGCCTTCCCGTTTCCGTTGGTCGATTTGCCGTTGATATCCGTTGTAAAGGTCGACGAGCGGATTCGTCATTCTCTGCCCGGTATAAGTGACGTACCCGTAAGGCATAGTGTCGTCTAAGTTCATATCGGCGCGCATTGCCGTTTCCTTGTCATGGTTCGGAAGGGTTGACGGGGCGAATAGAGTCGTCCCGTCGCTATTGACGCATGGCGCTAAATCGGAGAGATAACGCCGCGTGGCTGCCATAGCTCAGCGGTAGAGCACTCCCTTGGTAAGGGAGAGGTCGAGAGTTCGAGTCTCTCCGGCAGCACCATCCAAATCCCTGCACAGCAAGGCTTCCGAGCCCCAAGCACTCCCGTTTCCCCCACGGTTCAAACCTGAACAGGTGCGGAACGTCCCCCAAAAGCTGGGGGAAAACTGGGGGAATCCGTTCGCGGACTGTTCTCCCGTCGATCCGCCGCCGGACCCCGGAAACGCGAAAGCCGCTCCGATTGGTCCTCGGAACGGCTCGCAGAATGAAAAGCGCTGTGGCGGTGCTTTCAACTCAAAATACTACAGCACCGCGCGCGCTCTGACAATTCCCAGCCCGGAAAAACCCGACCGAATGGCGCACGTAGTGCGTTGCGGCGAACGGCTCTTTGCGGTCGGTTACCACGTCGGAGGTGCCCTATGACCGGCACCGTCGAAGTTATGGCGGCACGCGCCAAGCTCTATCGTAGGGCTATGCCGTCGCGGGCGTCGATCGATTACGTACGCGACAACGGCCTCGATAGTTGGACAATTGCCGCGCACGCGGGTTGCTTCACCGTCCTGAAGATCAACGTCCTGCCGGGGAACCGGTGGGACTTCGTCGAGGACGACAGCGAAGTGGCTGTCCCGGTGGCGATCGTCGAAGCCTTCGGCCGCGACGGCGAGACCGTCCTGGACCTCGTAGCGTGGCCGCTGGACCATCCCTACCGGGTGCTGACGATGTTCGGCCGGGCCGACATGCTCGGCCTCGTCAACGTCTATTCGGCCGCGTCCTACACCTTCGGAACGCCGCTCCAGATGCACCGGACGCCGCTCGGATGGTGGCGTGCAGGATGCCGTGGCGCGGTCGTTCTCGATCCCGTCTCGGCCGCCCGACATCTCCTCGACGCGCCGGGCCGGATCGCTGGGCAAGACCGGGAGCACTCGCAGGAACTCGCCGATCTCGTCGGCGGGCTCTTCGATCGCTCGCGCTTTGTCGCTTCTGCAGCTTCTCATCTCAAGGTGGCGGCATGAGCGCCCTGGCCGAAGACTATCGTCCGATCGACAGCTTCCCGCGCGATCGCGAGGACGCCAGCGACCCGGATTGGACGAGGCGGCTGATTTGCACAGCGAACGGATTCCCGAAGCCGCTTCTGGCAAACGTCCTGACGGCGCTGCGATCGGCGCCCGAATGGGCGGGTGTCCTTGCTCACGACGAGTTCGGTATGTCGACCATGATGCGCGTCGTGGCACCGTGGGACCGCGCGCACGGTTTCAAACCTCGTCCCTGGACTTCGCGAGACGATCTCTTGACGACCGAATGGATGCAGCATCACGGCATCCCGATATCCGTGGAGATCGTTCAACAGGCTATTGAGGCTGCGGCGGCCGAGAATGCCTTCCATTCCGTCCGCGATTATCTGGACGGGCTCCGGTGGGATCGAACATCCCGCGTCGAAACATGGCTGACGCGTTATCTCGGAGTAGAGACGACAGACTACACCCGCGCAGTGGGAAAGAAGTTTCTCATCTCGGCTGTCGCTAGGGCTTTCCGGCCTGGGATCAAAGTCGACACGATGCTGATCTTCGAGGGAGGGCAGGGCGCCGGCAAGTCACGCGCCGTGGCGACCCTCGGCGGAGCATTCTATTCCGACGAAATCGGCGATCTCGGCTCGAAGGACGCCGCCATGCTGGCGGGCGCCGCTTGGATAATCGAAATGTCCGAACTCGACGCGATGTCGAAATCGGAGGCAACGCGGACGAAAGCGTTTCTCTCGCGAACGGCGGACATGTACCGGCCACCCTACGGGAAGCGGGTTATCAACGCTCCTCGTCATTGCGTCTTCGTCGGCACGACCAACGGCGACGGCTACCTGAAGGACGAAACCGGCGGTCGGCGCTTCTGGCCCGTGACGGTCGGCAAGATCGACATCGCCGCATTGGAGGCCGATCGCGATCAGCTTTGGGCTGAAGCCTTGTGCATCTATCGCGCCGGGCATTCCTGGTGGCTGGACAAGCAAGAGCTGATCGACGCCGCGCAAGCCGAACAGTCGGCTCGGTATGCCGGCGATCCCTGGGATGACGACGTTCGCCAGTTCATCGCCACCCGCACGGATGTTTCCGCCCGCGAGGTCATGGCCGAATGCCTCTTCATCGATATCGCGAAGAGATCTCGGCAGGACGAGATGCGGGTTTCGAAGATCCTCAAGACGCTGGGCTTCGAGCGATATCAGCGGCGAGAGAACGGAAAGCAGACGTGGAGGTATCGTCGCCGAGAATAGCTTTCCGCCTGTCACCAACCACTATCGCCTGTCACCGACCGGAGGTTGGTGACAACTCGACGTGTCACCGACCTAGGTTGGTGACACTTGCGTTTTGCAACTAATAAAACGGCAGCAATTTCAACGCTGTCACCATGTCACCAACCTAACCAACCTATCTGAGAATTAGTAGAGAATGGCTCAAAAGGGGGTGTTTACGCTCTGGGGAAAGTTTGGTGACGAGGTTGGTGACATGGTGACAGCCGAAGGCGTCGCTTCACTTGCCACAACTTGCTTAATCCCCATGCGTCACGGTCGGCAGCATAATGCCGGCTATGTTCGGATTTCTGCGCAAGAGCGTTCCTGTCGAGAAGAAGGAGGGCATCAGCTCGCCTTCCGATTGGCTTCTCAGCCTGTTCGGCGCGATGCCAGCCGCCGCCGGCGTATCCGTCACGCCTCAGACCGCCATGCGCTGCACTCCGGTTCGGGCCGCAGTCCAGACCATCGCGGAGTCGATCGGCCAGCTTCCCTTCCATGTTTATCGTCGCGGGCCGGATCGGTCGAAGGAGCGAGACAGCGAGCATCCGGTCGCCAAGCTTCTGAACGGCGAGGCGAACGAATGGACCGCCTCTTCCGACTTTCAGGAACAACTAACCCGTGACGCGCTCCTATGGGGCAATGGCTACGGCTTCATCAATCGGATTGAAGGCCGCCCGCAGGAGCTTCTTCGGCTTCAGCCGGACACCGTGTCGGTCGACGCCGACGAGACCACCGGCGAGCCGCGATACAAGATCACGTCCGGTTTCGACGTCGGTCGCCAGATCGCTCGGCGCGACATTCTCCATATCAAGGCGCCGTCGCTGAACGGCATCGTCGGAGACAGTCCGGTCGTCCAGGCGAAGGAGGCCATCGCTTCGATTCTGGCGATGGAGGAACACTGCGCTCGCCTCTTCGGCAATGGCGCTCGCCCATCCGGCGTGATCGAGATGCCGAACAATCTCTCGGAAGAGGGTCTGAAGCGAATGCGCACCGGATGGGAAGCCGTCCACGGCGGCGCCCATAAATCCGGCAAGACGGCGCTCCTCTGGGATGGCGCCAAATTCGTCCCGCTCACCTTCTCTTCGGTCGACGCGCAGTTCTTGGAGCTTCGCCGCTTCGCTATCGACGAGATCGCCCGCGTCTTTCGCGTGCCGCCGCACATGCTTTTCGAGATGGGCCGCGCGACCTGGGGCAATGCCGAGGAGATGGGCGCCACCTTCGTCACCTACACGCTGCAACGTTGGTTGCGGGCATGGCAGGGCGAGGTTCGCCTGAAGCTCTTCGCCGAGGACGAGCGCGACACATTCTTCGCCGAGTTCCTGGTCGACGATCTCCTCAGGGCGGACATCAGCGCTCGCGCTGTCGCCTATTCCTCGCTGATCTCCTCTCGCGTTCTGAATCCGAACGAGGTCCGGGCGATGGAAAACCGGCCGCCATACGAAGGCGGCGAGGCCTTCGCCAATCCGAATATCACCACGACTGTTGCGGAGCCCGCGCAATGAAGGAAGACAAGCTTCAGCACCCGGCTCTGATCGAGGTCAAGGCCAGTCTGTCGGCGGCCGATGACGGCGCCGTCGAAGGGCTTGCCTGGCCGTTCGGCACACCCGACCGCGTCGGAGACATGATCGAGAAAGGCGCCTTCTCAGGATCGGCCGTCCCGATCCCCATGCTCTTCGGTCACAACCCGAACGATCCTGTCGGCGTCTGGGAAGCCGTCGAGGAAACGAGCGAAGGCCTCCGGGTGAAGGGCCGGCTTCTGGTCGCTGAGGTCGGCCGTGCCCGCGAAGTTCAGGCCATGGTGAAGAGCGGCGCCGTGCGCGGTCTGTCGATCGGCTTCATCACGAAAAAGGCCAGCGCCCGGCGCGGCGGCGGCCGGACCATCACGTCTCTTGAACTTGCCGAAATTTCACTCGTCACCATCCCCATGCACCCGAAGGCGGGTCTCAGGGGAACAAAGGCCGGAGCGGACGCCATCGCGCTCGCCGAGGCCATCAACCGGGCCGCCAGCGCCCTCCGTTCCTCAAGGGGTTAGAACCATGGAACAACTGAAGCAGTCCGCGCTGATGCCCGGCGCGATCGAACTTAAGGGCGATGAAGACGGTGACGATCCGACCGCGATCGTCACGAAGGCTCTCGACGAGCTGAAGGGCTCGGTAGACGAGCGCATAAAGGCGATCGAAGAGAAATCCGGCGACGCCAGCAAGATCACCGACCGCCTGGACAAGCTCGAATTCCGCCTCAATCGTCCCGGCACCGGCGGCGACAGGAAGGACGGGCCGAACGTCGAACAGAAGGCTTTCGTCGGCTTCATCCGACGCGGCGCCGATGGCATCCCGGACGAAGACCGCAAGGCGCTTCGCGTCGCCGATTCCCAGGCCGGCGGCTATCTCGCACCGGAAGCCTTTGAGACTGAAATCCTGAAGGAACTCGTTGAAATCTCGCCGATTCGATCGGCGGCGACGGTTCGCCAGACCTCTTCGGCATCCGTGGTCCAGCCGAAGCGCACCGGGCGCATTACGGCGAAGTGGGTCGGCGAGACGGAAGCCCGCCCCGGCACCGAACCCGCCTATGGCCAGATCGAGACGCCGGTCCATGAAATGGCTTGCTGGATCGATGTCAGCAATCAGCTTCTCGAAGACGCGGCCGTCAATATCGAGGCGGAACTGACCGGCGAGTTTGCCGAGGAGTTCGGGCGTCTTGAGGGCGAAGCCTTCGTTCTCGGAGACGGCGTCAAGAAGCCGGTTGGCCTGATGGTCGACGCATCGGTTCCCGTCGTGCCGAATGGCAACGCCACAGCCATTCAGGGGGATGCTCTCATCTCGCTGATGTACGATCTGCCGGCGATGTACCGCAATCGCGGTACTTGGCTGATGACCGGCACCACGATCGCCGCCATCCGCAAGCTGAAGGACGGGCAGGGCAACTATCTCTGGCAGCCCGCCTATCAGGTCGGCCAGCCGGAAACGCTCCTCGGTCGCCCGGTGGTCGAAGCCGTCGACATGGACGACATCGCGGCGGACACCTTCCCGATCGCCTACGGCGACATTGCCGCGACGTATCGGATCTATGACCGCGTCGGCCTTTCGGTCCTTCGCGATCCCTTCACCCAGGCAACGAACGGCATCACCCGATTCCACTCTCGCCGTCGCGTCGGCGCGGCCGTGGTCCGAGCGGAAGCCGTCCGCAAGCTGAAGATGGCCGTGAGCTAAGGAGAAACGACAATGCGCGATTTTTCGAGGGACATTAAGGCTGAACAGGCCTTGGCACCCGCTATCCGCGTGGGTAGCGCCACCGGCGGCGGCGTTGACCGCCTTGGCTTCGAGGCTCTGACATTCGCCATTCATGCCGGCGACTGGACCGATGGGACGCATACCGTGTCCGCCGATCATTCCGATGACGGCACGACATGGGAATCCATCCCCGCCGATCAGATCATCGGGGCCTTTCCCGTGGTGTCAGCGGTCGGCGCCGAGAACACGATCACCATGGTCGGCTATATCGGCGATCGTCGGTATGTCCGCGCCAAGAGCACGGTAACGGGCTCGCCAGTCACCGGCGCCGCGATCGGAATCAGCGTCCTTCTTGGCCGTGCCCATAGCCGCCCGGTTGCGGCCTAAGCCATGCCAGCGCGCGCGCCTCGCATCTGTGGTTGCGGACATCGGATCGCATCAGGGCAGCAATGTCCATGCGAGCGAAGCCGGACTGCCGAACGCAAGGCGCGCGCCGACGCGAACCGTCCGACCGCACGCCAGCGCGGCTATGACAGCAAGTGGGATCGCGAGCGTGTCGCCTTCCTGAAACTTCACCCTGTCTGCGCTCACAAGGGATGCACACAGGCGGCAACCGTCGTCGACCACAAGGTGCCGCACCGTGGCGACCGCAAGCTGTTCTGGTCGCGGTCAAACTGGCAACCGCTATGCACCGCGCATCACTCGGGCGCCAAGCAGAGCGAGGAGAAGCGACGATGACTAGCTGTCAGGCGAGAGCTGAAGCGATCCGTTTCAGCTTTGTGATGGCGTCTTCAAGGTCGCGTTTGGCTTTGGAAAGGTTCTCGCTCTTGATCGAGCGTTCGCAGTCGTCGAGTTCATTTCGGAGAACCCGGCGGATGGCTTCCGAGGCTTCTTCCTTCTCCATCGTCGACTCCCAACGTCAGCATGATCACTCAAAGGCGTATCGCAACCCGGGGTGGTCAGCAACTTTGAATAGAGTGCTGGGACCGGCGCCCAATCAATCGCGCAATATCGAGCCGAATTGAGGTTTCAGCCAAATGATCGTCGACCTCGCCGACCTCAAAGCGCAACTCCGCGTCGATCATGACGATGACAATGTGCTGATCGAACAGAAGATCGCGGCTGCGCAGGCGCATGTCGAAAACGCGATCGGTTTTCCGATCGAGGAGACCTACGCCGCGCCGTTGGTTGTCCCGGAGCCGCTGAAAGAGGCCGTCCGGCTCTATGCCGCGCACCTCTATGAAAATCGGGAGGCCTCGATCGTCGGCGTTACGATTATCCCCGTCCCCGGCTTTCAGGACATCATCAATTCCTATCGCGACTGGACGTTCTGATGCGTGCCGGGAAACTCGACAGGGTGATCGTTATCGAGGGCGATGCCGAGGAGATCGGCCGCAATGCCTTCAACGAACCGATCTATGGGCCGCCGTTTGAACTTATCACCCGAGCCTCGGTCGAACAGCAATCAGGCCGTGAGTTTCTGACAAACCAATCCGTTAGTGCGGAGCGACAAGTCGTCTTCCGCACCCGCTACGTCGAGGGGATCACCGTCCTACATCGCGTGATCTATGACGGCGTAACGCATGACATCGTCGATGTGCGCGAGATCGGTAGAAGCAAGGGCCTGGAACTCCATACGAAGGCCTCTGTCTGATGCGTGGAACGAAGCCCCATCTCGTCGTGAGCAATGACGCCATGACCGAAAAGCAGCCGGCGCCGTCCTGGATGTCGAAGGACGCCAAGGCGGAATGGAGGCGCATCATGCCGCTTCTGATCGAGCGCAAGATATTGACGGACGCCGACATGGGCAGCGTCGAGAACTATTGCGTCACGATCGGCCGAACCCGGCAGATTGAACGCCAGATTCAATTCGCGGGCGATGCGATCGATCCCTCGCTTTTCAGAATGCAAGACAAGGCGATGCAGACCGCTCGCCAGCTTGCCGCAGAACTCGGGCTGACGCCGGTTTCCCGGTCCAGGCCAGCCATCAGAGAAGAGAACGATGACGACGATATCGCCGGCCTGGATATCTGACGGATCGGAGATCCCCGACCCGCTCGGCTACGGCCAGCGCGCCGTCGACTTCCTTCGTATCCTGAAGCACCCGAAAAGCCGCTCGCCGGGCAGGGCATTCGAGCTGCCCGAATGGCAAGAGAGGATCGTCCGGCGCATTTATGGGCCATGCCATCCGGACGGTCGCCGGATCGTTCGCAGCGTCGTCGCGCTCCTCCCGAGAGGAAACCGCAAGACCTCGCTCGGCGCCACTCTCGCGCTTCTCCATACGATCGGGCCGGAACGCCTGAACGGCGGGCAGATCATCTGCGCCGCGGCTGATCGAAAGCAGGCGCGCATCGCCTATGAGGAGTCGGTCGGCATCGTCCGGGAAGACAAGCGCATCGCGAAGGCCATGCGGTTCCTGGACTACAAGAACCGTCTCGCGCATCCGAAGAGCGGCGCCATCCTCGAAGCTATCTCGGCCGATGCCGGCACTCAGCACGGGCGAACGCCGACCTTCGCCCTGGTCGACGAGTTGCACGCCTGGAAAAAGCGCGAGCTATGGGACGTGATCCGCACTGGCCTGGTGAAGGTGCAGGGCTCGCTGATGGTCGTCATCACCACCGCCGGGCGCGGCCAGGAGAACATCGCTCACGATATCGTCGATTATGCTCGCAAGGTTGAACGTGGCGAGATCGACGACCCGGCGACCCTGCCCATCCTCTTCGAGGCTTCGAAGGATGCCGACTGGCGCGACGAACAAGTCTGGCACCAGGTCAATCCGGGGCTCGCGCTCGGCTTCCCGGATATCGAGGGTCTTCGCCAGCTCGCACGCGAGGCTGAGAATCGCCCCGGCGACCGTGAGGCCTTCCGGCAACTTCATCTGAACGTCTGGCTGGATCACTCGGCCGACCCGTTCGTCGATATGGACGTATACGATCAGGGTGACGATGCGATCGACCTGGAGGCGTTGTGCGGCGAGCCGTGCTGGCTGGGCGTCGATCTCTCGTCAACGACCGATCTGACGGCCGTCGTGGCCGCGTGGAAGCAAGGCGAAGAGTATATCGTCTGGCCGTGGTTCTTCTGTCCCGGCGATAATCTGAGGCGGCGATCCGAGATCGACGGCGTTCCCTATCCGCAATGGGCCGACGAAGGGTTTATCGAACCGACGCACGGCAACGTCGTCGATTATCGCCGCGTCGAGGCGGTGATCCGCGAACTTTGCGACCGCTTCGATGTCCAGGAAATTGCCTTCGATCCGGCGCTCGCGCGCAACATGCTGAACAACCTCCTCGACGATGGGTATCCAGCGGTCGAGTTTCGGCAGGGATGGGTGACGATGGCGCCGGCGGTGAAGGAGCTGGAGCGGGCGATCGTCGGCGGAAACTTCCGACACGGCGCGCATCCGGTCCTGCGCTGGAATTTCCAGAACATCGCCGTCGAGACCGACAAGGCGGGCAACCGCTTCTTTCACAAGGGCAAGAGCACCGATCGCATAGACGGCGCCGTGGCGGCCGTCATGGCCGTCGCGCGAGCCTCAGCCGGCGATAGCGGCCGGTCGATTTACGAAACCGACAAGTGGTCCGAAGACCTTGCCTATTTCTGAGGAGTGAACATGAACACCATCTCGATCATCGGGTTACATCGCGTCCCGCACCCCAAACCGAACAAGGGTGGCAACACCATCGTCGCGCACTTCGATTGCGAGGCGAACGGCTTCAGGCTTCTGGGCTGTGCTTTGGTGAAGACGCTGAAGGGCGGATTGTCGGCCTGGACGCCACGGGTGGACGGAATGACGGATGCCAGGCGTGCCGTCGTGTTCGCCGATGACAGCCTACAGCACGAAATGAAGATGCTGGCACGGGATGCCTATCGGGCGCTCGGCGGAACGGATCTGGAGTGCATTGGGGCCTCGGCACCGATCGGGTCTTATCGTGGCGCGGGGGACAAATGAAAGGCCCAGTGACCGTTTCAGGTGTCCTCGTGCGGTTTGCATTGATCCTGGCTATCTGCATTAATCAGTGAGCGATACTTTAGGGGGTAGAATGTCACTCGACGGCCAAGAGAGAATGATTATCGAAACTCGAGTGGCTAGCGAAAGCCCGAGCACCGGGGTCGCCTACCTTCTCTGGTTTTTTCTCTGGTTTATATCGGCCCATCGGTTCTATCTCGGCCGGCCGGGAACTGCGATTCTGCAAATCATCAGCTACTTCATCCTGGTTGGATTCATATGGCTGATTGTCGACGCTTTTCTGATTCCTGGGATGATCCAAAAGAAGCGCGACGAGATTCGTCAAAAGCTGACGATAGAAGCGCTCGCAGCGTATCGAGGGCCGCAAGAGATTCGTCGCCAAGTCGGTCGAGATGATAGACGCTCGGAACCGGAGTTCGACCGCATCCCAGATTGAACCAATCTGCTTGTCACCGCCTACTTTGGCTTGCGTGGAAGTCCCTTTGCTTCTTTCGCCAGAGCTGCGATGTGCACGTCGGCTTCACGTTGTCGCTCAAATTTACGGTGCTGAGCGAATTTCTTATATTGCAGCTCCGCGTGGCGTTTGGCATCTGATGCCTTGATACGCCCCCCGCTTTTAAGGACCGTACGGCCAAGCGATTTTAGCTGTTGATCAAGCAGATTCCGAGCATCTTGCATGACCACCAACCTGCCCACGTCGAGCTGATCTTCGAAGATGTCCAGCAAGATCGTGGTTAGCCGGTTCAGCTCTTTTATTTCTGCCTCCGCTAGATAATTCTTCGATGTCGCTACATCATTTTTCCGGATGTTGTCATGCGGCCAGGATTGTAGCCCCATGTTCGCAGCATCGGAATTCGCTCGGGAGACAACGATTTCGGCAGGGGTATGAGACGTTACCGCGTAAACGAGCTTAGCTTGGGTTTGCTGGTAGAATTCCCGAGCCGCCTCAGTCGTCCCATCATAATCCTGGCACATGGCGCAAATCGCGCGCAACTCCCGATAGACGTTCGCTTCATCGGATCGGATATCGCGAATGATCTCGCGTAGCTCTGCCACGCGGTCGGCATTCTCAGGCTGCTTTAGGCGAGGCGCGTCTACGACAAACCCCTTTTTGGCGAATTGAACCAAGATGCCGGTAGCCCATCGGCGGAAGACCGTCGCTTGCGCGGAGGACACCCGATAGCCGACCGATATCACCATATCGAGATTGTAGAGGGTCGCGGGCCGCCCTGTGGTTGTTTGCACTTTTTGCAAAGAAGTCGATTCGTCGAGTTCGCCCTCTTCGAAAACGTTGCCGATGTGCCTGGACACGGTGGACACGTCACGACCGAACAATTGCCCGATCTGCGCTTGCGTCATCCAGAGGGTGTCCCCTTCATAACGAATGTCCAACCGCAGGCCCTTGTCGGTGCCATAAACTAGGAACCGGCCTCCCGTTTCCTCATCTTCAACGAGATGAACGGGGCCGCCTTCGTTGTCGCTCATTTAGCCGTGCCTCATAGGTGCGCAGACAAGCCGGAGTTGGGCCCGTTGCTTACCCCGAATGCTTCGTTGAACGCGACGAAATCGGAATTGCGAAGCGCGTTCAGAAGAGGCTCTACGGCAACCTGGGTGCCAATCTTCGCGGCCGATTCTGGACGTTCCTCTCGGACGGCCTTTGCTCGGTAAATCGTAAGGTGAGTTTTGCCTTCATCCATTGCTCGTCGACATAAGCCTCGCAGGTAGAAGCGGTTGAATTCGCCTTCGGCGAGCATCGCGGCGCTTTGCGGAGCGTTCACCGTCCGTGAACGAGTAATCCCGTTGCGAGTATAGTTCTCAGAATCGTTAAAAAGCTGGCGTCTCAACAATTCCGCCGCCAACCAATCGTCATCATGCTGGTCCGCAGCCGTTCGAAGGAGATCCTGCCATTGAGCTTTGCCGTCTTGGGTTAAGCGTGGACTATCATAATGCCCACCGTATTCGATTTCGTCGGTCATCCGACCCCGGGTGACGTCGTCGAGGTTGTGATAGTCCAATCCCATGATTCGCTCTCCGCACTCTGAATAGGTGGACCGCACCAATGGTACGTGTCGCGGCTGCTTTATCAATCGCTTCTTCGTCACGCCGTGAAGACCGGGCGCCGCGAACACCCCCGTTGGTCTAGCACACGGCGTGACCGGCGGGAGGGGAAACGGCGTATGTTCGGGGACGCAAGCACCGGCTATGCTGGTTCCACATACCGCTGCGCTGTGGCTCTGATTCGGTCGGTGTACTCGTAGATGTGGTCGAGGGTCTCGATTCGGACCTTGTCCTCCTTCTCGCCGTCGAAAAGGCCCAGGTACTGGGTTGCTCGATTGAACCAGAGCCGGGCGAGGGGCTTCCGGTTGTTGTTGTCGATCAGGATGCCGCAGTAGGTCTTCTGATCGCGCATGTGCACCCGCGACGGCGGGATGACCTCACGGGCGATGGCCCTGATGATCATGAAGGCTTCCTTCTCCTCGTCAGTGGTTACGACCTCGTCTTCGTCGACCGGGACGTCTTCAGGCTCTGCGTCTACGGTATTAGAGCTCTCCAGCGCCGATGTGATCCGGTTCTGAACCATGTCCCTGATCATCTCGCGAAAGGCGCTTCTGACCAGTGGAGTGAACTGAGCTTTGACGGTGGCTGTGAAATGCCCGTCCCGAAGGTCCGCGCTTACCAGGCGAACGAAGTCCTCGGTAGGGTCATCGATAAGGTTGGCGATCGTGCGTTTCAGCGCCGACGTGTACTTCAGCCGATTGGCGGACTGGAGCACGCCATCGACATCGAAGCCCTCCTTGGCGAACTTACTCAGTTCCGGGAGGAGGTTGGCATTGAGTTCCGACAGGTCGAAGGTAAGGAAGGGCCGGTCGTCAAGTCTGTTCGGTGCTTCCAAATCCGTGTGGAACTGGAAGGTGCGCCCGTTGGTAAGGATCGCGAACTTCGCGTCAGTGACTGAAAAATATCGGTAGAGCTGCGCAAGGTGCTGCTTTTCGAGAATGCAAGTGATCGGTTTGCATTCGATGAGGATGCGGATCGACCCGTCAATCTGGATCGCATAGTCGACGCGCTCGCCCTTCTTGCCAACGGCGTCGGCGGTGAATTCGGGGATCACCTCTGCGGGGTTGAAGACGTCATAGCCCAGCGCCGATAGGAATGGCAGCACAACGGCCGTTTTGACGGCTTCCTCGGTTGCCATCGAACTGGAATGATTGCGCAGTCGATCGGACAGGCTGCGAAGCTTTTCGTCGAAACTCATGAAATCCCCCCTATGTCGTCGGGGGAAGAAAATCACAGATGCGCGCTGTACGCGAGAGGGGCACTATCGCAACCGTACCCCAGCCCCGCCGCCGTTCTCGGCGATGAACTCGACGCCCGCTGTTTCGAGGGCAGAGCGTATCGCACTAATCGCTTCGGCCGAAACCGATCTCCGGGACCGCTCGAAGTCGACCACGGTCGAGAGACCGAGTCCAGCAGCCGCTGCCAAGGCGGGCTGCTTCATGTCGAGGATTGCACGACCGGCGCGGCATTGTGACGGCGTCATGGGACCAACATTTTATGTTGACAAGGCAATCTGCCTCATCTTAGATTTACAACATTAAATGTTGATTGATGGAGATGCAACTATGACACCGCTTATCGAACCCTACGTCGTTTCCGACACCTTCGCGAGCGGTCTCGCCAGTGTTGAGGAGATCGAACCCGGCATCTATCGAATGACACTCTACGCGAACCAGACGAGCGCCCTTGACGGGAGCAAGGAGCGAGTGGTTGTCGAGAAGACCGTCGTCTCCCGCGCCACCTTGGACGCCATCGCTGCTGCGGCCGCTATGGTTTCGGACGACGGGCCGACGCAGATTCGCCCGATGTCGAACACAGTCAACTAACCGCTTCGGCGCGCTGTCGCCGGTCTAGAATAGGAAGCATAAGCGATGAACCACACAATGAACCGTCGCGCGTTCCTGCGCACAAGCACCACCGCAATGGCGGCGAGCGTCCTTCCGGCTGCCGCCGCTGTGGCTAGTGAGAACCCCGCCGCCGGGAACCCTGCACCTTCGGCAGGCGTCGGACAGGCAAGCCAGCCGTCAACCATTGCCGAGATCATCGAGGCGCATCGCGTCGCGCTGGCCGAGTTCGATCGGGTCGGCGATCTGCTGGAAGCGCACAGGGATGATGTGAGCGCCGACCTGCGCCGCGCGGACGAACAGTCGGTGGCGACGGAGGATGCCGCTTGGCAGGCCGTTCTCTCGCATCCCGTCTCATCGCTGGAGGATGGCAGATTGAAGATGGACTATCTTTCGGCCCGGCGCTTCATCGATCGTCTGGACGGTATGTCTTCGGAGGGGGAGGTCAAATCCCTGATCCTCTCCTTCAACCGAGCCGCCGCATAGCTTCCAGGCCATATCAACGAGAGACAGGGCCGGCCTTTGGGCCGGCCCTTTTCATGCACTCACTTTCATCGCGGCGCGGCATCATCGCGGGCGAGACTTGAGAAAGCGGCCCCGCTGTTGACTTTAGGTTTCAATGAAACTACCAATGGGCTCACTGAAACCTGAGGCATGGCGATGAACAAGCTCGTGACGAACGCTCTGGCCTACCTGGAGGAGCATTGGCACGTTGGGATGACAGGGACTGCCGATGCGGCCCACATCCTGAATATCAACCCGAACACAATGAAGACGCGCCTCGCTCGGGGGCAGGCTCTTGTGCTTCGTGATCCGAACGGAGGGCAGCGTCAGGCGCTGGTCTTTACGGGATTCCACATGGTCTACAACCTTCTGCAGGATCGCTTGCTCCGCTATGGCTTTCCCGTCGAGCACGACGAGCGGAGTATGGGGGAACTGCCGTACACCTACGCGGAGTGGGCGCTGAAGAATGTTGTGGTCGGCCATAAGGTCGATGCGGTGGTCCGCTTTCGCCGCGAACCTGAAGGCGGCACTCAAGCCATGCCTTTTGAGGATGGCGCCGTAGAAGACTGGACCGGCGATGCTGCGCTAATCATCCCCATCGGGACGATGATCGTCCGCATGGCGATGCTACTTCATATGCGCAGCGGGGAGGTCGACATCGCCCGCGAGTTGGCTGGCCGCTAGTCGCGATGTCTGGCCGCCCTAACACCCTCGTCGGCGTCAAACAGATCGCCTTCGTCCTCGGCGTATCTGTCGACGCCACCCATCGCGCGATGTGCACTGGGCTCAAAATTGAGCCGAGTGTTTTCGAGGACAGCTACAAAGATGACACGGGGGCGGGCAGCTTTTTTCGTGCACTCACTTTCAAGGTCATCTGGCAGGGTCGTCGAAACGAAGAGATCGCAATAATCCTTGCCTAATGCGATCGCATCAGGTAAAGCTGATGCAGTCGCATTGGGTCGGAGCATAGAAATGGACGAACCCCTTTACCGAATATCGCAGGTGGCTGATGCCGCCGAAGTTCCAGTGAATACAATCCGCGCTTGGTTTCAGCGTGGCTACCTTCGGCTCTTGGACACTGACAAACGCGCGGAGGGGGCGGGCCTTCCCCATTATATTTCAATGCGGGGCGCTCTCTATATCGGGACAGTCGCAGCACTCGTTGCCCATGGGGTCCCTCCTAAGGTTGCGGGCCACGAGGCGCTTCATTGGCTCCACACGGGCGCCGGTTGCCATCCTGGAATGAAGCCGGGGTCACAGCGCGACCCTGGCGCTCTTTTCTGTGACGGACTTACCGTTCTTTGCATTTACGCCGACAGCCCCTCCCGCGTGAAGAACATCCCATTTTCAGGGGGCAACGCGTTCGATCTTTTCCTCGGTCACAACGGGCGCACGGTCGGCGTTACCGCCGTCTTGCTCAACTATGTAGATCGGAAAATCCGTCTTGCTTTGGCTCCGACGACGAATGATCGCGCGGACCGCTCCGTGGGAGAGGGCGACAAGTAGAATGGCTAATCGCTCCCCGGATCAAGAGATCCTTGTCACCAAGCAGATCGCCTATGAGCTGGGGGTCTCCCCCGACACGGTTCGGCGGATGTTCCGCAATGGCAACCTCGGTCCCGACGCCCGCAAGTGGAACGGTCGCAACTCGCCGATCCGGATGCCGCGCAAGGCGATAAATCGACTGAAAGGTGAGGAGTAGGCCGCGTGACGAGTTTCCCCTGCTTCAGGATGGCGCGCGATCTGGCCGGGGAAGTTTTCCCGGTGAGCGAGGCCGTGATCCTGGAGCTGGCGAAAAAGCATGGCGTCGGCCGGAAGATGGGGCGTAGCATCGTTTTTTCGCCCGATGACTGTCACAGGCTTTATGAGGTTTTGCCGTGCCCCTCCGCGTCGTCAGCCGACCAAAATCACCGCTCCTCTACATCCGGGGGACGATCGCCGGCGTTCGCGTCGAGGAAAGCGCGGGCACTTCTAGCCGCAAGCTCGCCGAAGAATACCGCGCGAAACGCGAGGCCGAAATCTACAAAGAAGGCCTCTATGGTCGTGGCGTTTCCCGAACCTTCGCGGAGGCAGTCGTGAGTTATCTGGAGACCCGAGGCTCGGCACCGCGCTTCATGGGCAAGGTGCTCGACCATTTCGACACGACGCCGCTGGCAAAAATCACGCTCGATGCGATCGACGAAGGCGCCCGGAAAATTTATCCGAAAGCGTCCGCCGCGACCCGCGATCGTCAATTCTACACGCCGACGATCGCCGTCCTGAAGCACGCCGCGAAACGCGGCTGGTGCGCGCCGATCATCGTTGAGCGGCCGAAGAAGTCGAAGGGTGCGGTCGTCCGGTGGCTGACGCCGGAGGAGGCCGAGCGACTGATCTCGGCGTGCGCCCCGCACCTTCGACCGATCGTCGTCTTCCTCCTCTACACGGGCGCCCGGGTCGGCGAGGCGCTGTGGCTCGAATGGCGATCGATCTCCCTCGACCGTGCGCACGTCTCTTTCGACGAGACGAAGTCCGACTATCCGCGTGGCGGCTGGTTGCACACCCGTCTAGTGGCTGAGCTGGCGAATTTGCCGCACCGCGAGGGCGAAGTATTCCGGCGGCCGGATGGCGAACCCTATCAGCCGTTGAAGGGTGGCGACGATACATCGGCCGGCACCCGGATAGGCACAGCGTTCAAAAGTGCCTGCAAACGGGCAGGCATCACATCTTTCCGCGTTCACGATTGCCGCCACACCTGGGCAACCTGGCACTACCAGCAGAACAGAGATCTGACGGCGCTGATGCGCCTCGGAGGATGGCGTTCGGAGAAAATGGTTCTTCGCTACGCGCATCAAAACGTCGGCGAGTTCGCCGCGTCCATCGAGCGCCTTCCTGGGGGAATCCTGGGGGAGTGCTCTGAGAACAAGGAAAAATCCGCATGACTATCAATAACTTGCGGGTGGTCAATTCTCCCTTGGTAAGGGAGAGGTCGAGAGTTCGATTCTCTCTGGCAGCACCATCAAGTCGCCAGTGTCAGAAAGACGCCAAGCGCCGCAACCGCGACGACGACAATCGAACCTAGCCGGATCGTCTGCCGATTAAGAGCGTCGTTCATTTCCGACTTAGTGACCAATTCCCGCATGATATAGTCCCGTGCCGCGTTGGCGTGCGCGTCGGCATGTTCGCGCGGAATGCCCGCGTCTTCAAGAGCGTGACTGAAAGCAAGAGTATCAAAAACGATTGCCATGCGGTGACTCCTTTGTTGTGTCTAAAGTCAGCTTACGGTTGACTCATTACCAAAGCGTTAAACTAACTTTCGCGGACAGCGACCAAGGGCGGAAGCTCTTTCGACGCATAGCCGTAAAAGCGGGCGCGCGTGCCGTTCGCCTGCCAATCGGAATAATGCGCCCATTCGAGCGAACCACATTCCATCCGGCGAAACACTCGCCTGTCAATGCCCGGACGTTGTTCCGGTTCAATCATGATAGCGCTCATTTCGTGGAATCCCTTGCTGCCATGTCTGCGGCCTTTGCCATGCGCGCCAACTCTTCGCGGGCGATCCGCTTCCCCTCGTCTGTACCGTCGACGAGAGCGGCGAGGAGCATGGGCAGGACACCTTGCCATGTGAGCCCGAGGCTAATGCTTTCCGTTGTCATCGTGTCGCGTTCCTTTGTGCTGCGGCGTTGAACTCCGCGCGTACCTCTTTCATGTCGGCGCAAAAATGTTGCCAGAACTGATCGCCGCTCTTGCCCATGGGTGACGACGATGTATCGTTGATGGCTTTCCGTTGTCATCGTGTCGCGTTCCTTTGTGCTGCGGCCTCCAATTCGCAGGCATAGCCGGACGCCATCGCATAGGCAGCGCAGTCGTCTAGCGTCAGCCCGCTGTCCACGACGAAGGCCGCACCGTGGCAATACATGACAAGAGCGAAGGTGAGTTGCAGCATCCCAGGGAATCCCTATGCGTTTGCGTGTCCCCGTATCTAGAGCGTCATGGGGGCGCATGTCAAGCTTAGGTTGACATGGCACGCCTACCATAATGCGAAACTTAGTTTCCAAGCCCTTACCGCGAAAACGGATTGTCCAGGCGTCGTCTCGTCAGGTCGTCAGGGCGTCAGGGCGTCGGATCGTCAGGGCGTGGCGTGACACAGCATGAGACAGCATGGCAGCGCATGAGTGACCATGAGCATGGGTGAGACAGCATGAGACAGGTTGAGACTAGGGGGGCTGGTGCAGGGTATCAGTGCGGCGCTGTGGCGGGCATAGATGAGCGTTGCAGGGCTATCGTGCGTCGCCTCGTCCTCGCTTCGGGTCCTTCCTTTTTACGGTGGTTTACCGGGGGAAGCGCCGAGCGTGGTTTGTGACAGTTTTTGAATTAAATTTGAGAATTTTGCAGGGGATGCCCACAATCTGAGACAACATGAGACAGCTAGGTGTGTCAAACAACCATAAAGTGGTTAAAAGTAGCCATAACCGGTTTTGGCTACCGAAGTCGAGCCGGCTAATCTCAACGATTTCAATCGCTTATTGGTTTTGGCAGTTTTGGCTACTGGCTCCAAGGCACATAATTCTTCCCAACCCTCTTTATCTATCGATATTTTCCTTTCGGCCGTAGCCAAAACCTAAAACCCCTCGAAGCTATACGGGACAAGGGTTTGAGGTCGAAAACGGCTGTAGCCAAAACTTCGCCAAAACCTCGAAACGGCCAAAAATAAAAAAGGCCCGCCGAAGCGAGCCTTTCGTGATTTCGTCTCATGCCGTCTCAGTCGGGCTTTTTCAGCAATTCCCAAATGCGTTCGTTAACGCCGTAACGCTTCGTCGGCCGACCGCCTTTTGTCCCGCGACGGTCCTCCTCGATCGGATAACACCATCCGCGTGAGACGAGATAGGAGACCGCCTCTTCGACATCTTCGGCGCGCGTGCGAGAGTTGATGCCCTGAATGCCCGACTCCCGCCGAAGCTCACGCAAGCTGAAATCTTCCAATTTTTCCGTGATGATGTGTTCGGCGATGCGACGCGCGTCTTGCGACTCCTTCGACTCCATCGCGTGTTGCCAGACGCGGATTTGCATCGGCTTGATGTAGCTGTCGCGCAGGAAGATCGCCCGCTTCACGTAATCCAGGCTGATCTCACTCGGGAGATCGAGGTCAATGCCGAAGGCCCATTCAAGAAGCATGAGGATCGTCGCCAAGCGCCCAACGAGACCGTCCGACTTGCCGAAGACGGATTGCAGCCGCGAAGTCGCCTGTAGCTCGTCACGGTTCTTCTGGTTCGCCCATTTGATGTAGTGGCGACGCGCAGCGGCCGAGAGGGGGATCGTCGTGGGTTCCGGCCCTTGCTCGCCGTCCTCCATCCGAATGTCCTCAAAGAGCCGCCGCAGCAGTCCCTCAAAGTCCGGGGGTGGCGCACTCTCGTTGAGATCGCGGATCGTGGTTTCGGGCCAGAACGGCATGAAGCGCGGAACGAAGCCGTCGTCGGCCTGTTGATGCCCGGTCACGGATAGGAGGCGATCCGGCTGAATGCCGCCGATGATCGGCATGGCGAACCTGGGCACATAGAGCGTCTTGCCGTTGTCCTTCACGCGGTCGACCTTGAGCGTGCCGCCGTCGTAGCCTTCAAGGTAGTAGCCGCGATCCGAGGAGTTCGAATAGCGGCTCATATCGTCGAAGCGCTGCGCGAGTTCCTGGGCGAAGAGTGCGACGCCGCGCGGCTGACGCTCTTGCAAACGCATCATGGCTTCAATCGTGGCGTTGTTCGACACGATCTTGGGCTCGGGTGGCATCGGGGGAGCTTCGGCGTTGGCGGGACGCGCTGGCGGCTCCTCGCCGTCGATCCTCGCCCGCTTGACCTTCGCCTTCCAATCCTTGAGGACGCCTTCGGCGATTTCCGCGTCTTCCTGCCATCGCTCATAGGCGATCCGCCAGACGCCCATGTGCGACGCCTCGATCTTGTTCAACGCCTTCTCGATCAACGCCAATGCCGGCGTCTTCTTCGTCGATGGAAGGCCGATGATCATCGCCCATAGGATGAGCGGTTGCGAGAAGCCGGGGAGAAGTTCGACCTTGATGCTGTTGCCGATCGCCGCTGACGCCCCGGCAAGAACCGCCGCCGCAACGTAGTCGTCCGCGCAGTGCGCGTTCGTGGCCCCTGCGCGGATCATGCGCGCGATGCTCTTGCCGTAAATGTAGTCAACGTCGAGCGACGGCGCGGGCTCGCGCGTGAAACTGAGAATAGATAGATCGGGATCGCCCTTGCGTGCCTTCGGCGCCTCGACAGACGCTCCGTCGCGATCGGTATCGGCCCGATCCATGTCCTCAAAATCTGCCAGGATTTCCGAGAAGCGCATTGGCTCGGGGCCGGTCGAATCCTCGACCGCGGAATCGGGGAGATCATCGAAATCGTCGTCGATCCCTCGCATCGACAGTTCATGCTCATAATCATGCACTGCGGCGATGACCGTCCGCATGGTGATGAGCCTGCCGCGCGTCTCCCGGTTCTTGATGGACTTGTATTGCTGCTTGACGACCTTCGGCCCGGCCGTCCCGAACTCGTCCTCGCGCTTGTATTTGGCAGGGTTGCGTTTCGAGAACTCGACGAAGATCGGGAGGCCGGCGTCGCCAAGCTCATGCTTGATCGCCATGCCCGCTTCGATCCACTTCTCGCGGTCGTCGGCGTGCCAGTCTGGCAGGCGTGAAACGTACTCGCGGACATCCTCTTCGCTGAGGCCGACCGCATCGTCAGAAAATTGGTCGTCCTCCTCCCGAAAGACGAACGGGCGGATAACTTCCGCGTCGATCATGGGAACGTTGTGGGGGTCGATCGGCCGAATCCAGCGGTAGCGATTGCCGGTGTCGGGATGGATCGAGGGGGCCATTGCCACCTGTTTCCCGGTCCCGAAAAGGTCGATCGACCACGCCGGCCCGAGCTTCCCGTTCTTGCGGCGAACCTGCCGATCCGACTGCGCGATGTTGACCGATGGAAAGTGTGATTCGCAGTTAAAGATGAGATGGACACTGGCCCCGGCCGAGCCGGATTTTTGCATCGGAAGCTTGTGGACAATCTTGCCGAATCGCCTCTCAAGCTCTGCCCATACCTCACCCTCACCCGGCTCATCGTGAACGTCGACATCAAAGCTGTGCGTGTAGCCGTTGCCACCGATCTTCGACCACTTGCCGAGGCGCAGACCAATGTTATAGGCCGCGTCCTTGAAACGCTTCTTGAGCGCGACAAGGCCCTGTCTCGGCATAGTCGACCATTCGTCGTCAAAGGGTCTCTTCGTCTTCGGCCGAAGGGGTAGCATGGACGCCCCGGCGACGATGAGCCTCGTATTCTCTTCAAGCATGAAGGTACTCAGCGTGCGAGGAAGGGCAGAAGCATCTCGGCTGTTAACGTCGATCCATCCAAGTCAATAAGCTCTTTGACGCGGCGTCCCGGCACAATGTCATCGACGAACCATTTATAGACGGCTTTGTTCGTGATGCCGATATCTTCACCGATCTTGACGCAATCGAGGACCTGCGAATTTTTTTCTGAATGATGATTGGGAAGGTGGCTGAAAAATAGCTTGTAAAGCTTACTGTCCCTAGCGTTTCCGTACATCAAGATATTGTCGTCGCGCGCCATTGAAATCCCGCTTCCATCGATCCTTTGATGATCGAGGCTTACCCGTTTGGCGAATAAATTGTCAACGCTCGGTTGACGTGACACGGCAAATCGTTTTTAAGCGGGTTTGTCGATTTGACTGACATTTATCCAACCAGGAGAACACGCATGTCCAACCTTGAAGCCGAGATCGTCAAGCTGCGCGAGGCGGTCGAAGAGAACACTTCCTTCCTCAAAAGCATGACCGCCAAGGCATCGTCTTCGAAGCCGGCTGGCGAGGACAAGGACACGGCCGACAAGGGCAATGCCGACGAGAAGCCGGCGACGCGCGGACGCGGCAAGGGTACGACGGCCAAGAAGGACAAGGCCCCGACCGTCGCCGAGATGAAGACCATCGGCGAAGCCTTCCTCGACGTGAAGGATGAGGACGAATACGCCGAGCGCCGCAAGGTCCTCAGCGCCATCGCCGATCACTTCGAAGCCGAGCGTTTCACCGCCATCGACAGCGCCAACCGCCTCGTTGCCCGCGATCTCATCACCCTTGCGACGGCCGGCGATCTCGACATCGACGACATCGCTGGTGCGATCGAGTCCTTGGGCGATGGTGACTCCGACGCGAAGTCGAGCCGTCGCAACGACGACATCTGATCCGAATCGCGGCGGGGCTCCTCCCTCTAGTCACCCCGCCGCGACAACTGAGAGACGGGACCACCCCTCCCCGGCCCCGTCTCTCGCCTCCCGTGAGCCTTTTGGCGAAGCGGGGCGTCCCTTTCACCCGATTTGTTTTGCCGCAATCCCGGTTGTCGAAACGCCCCGCTTCACCCAAACGCTCATTCTGTAGGGGTTCAATGTCTGTCCGCAAGATCGCTGATACCGGACATGCTGAGGTCGGCCCGTCCAAGCTCGCCAGGGCGCTTCGTTGCCCCGGCAGCGTGGCGTTCCTTGCCGACATTGAAGACGACGCCGGCATTCCCGCCGCAGAGGGAACGATCCTTCATAGCTTCTGCGAAGACGCCCTCACGCAAAACATACTCGCCGAAGACTTCATAGGTGAGTGCCGCGAGCATGACGGCCACCGGTATACGCTCAACGAAGTCGATGCGGAGCTAATGCAAGACGGCCTCGATCGCCTCGACATGATCCCCGGAAAACTCTTCGTCGAAAAGCGACTGGACCTCGATCGCTTCATGCCTGGGCAGTACGGGACGATGGACGTGGGGATCATGTCGCTGCGGTCCCGCGTCGCCCATGTGTGGGATTGGAAGTGGGGATATGTCCCGGTCGATCCTGTCCGTAATGAACAAGCGATGGCCTACGCCCTAGGGTTTTGGGACAACTTCATTCGGGGCAACCCCGATTATGAGCATATCGACCAATTCCGCATTCACATCTGTCAGCCGCGCACGGTTCGCGGTGGCGGTGAATGGGATGTCAGTCTTGAGGACTTGCTGGCCTTTGGCCGGGAGATCAAGCCGAAGGTCGCGATGTGTTTCGAGCCGGATGCCCCGCGCGTCCCCGGCGAGGTTCAATGCAAATATTGCGACGGGGCGCGAAGCCTCACTTGCCCGGAATATAAGGCGTTCAACCTCCAAGCGCTGATCGACGATTTCGATGAGATGGATGAGCGGTGGGAAATGGGCCTGGGGCCGCGTCTGCCCGAACTGACGCCCGATCGACGGTCCTTCCTGATCGAGAACCGCCCGATGTTCGAAAAGTTCTTTGACCGGATCGAGAACGAGGCGCTCGACGACTTCATTAAGGGGCGCCCGGTGCCCCGCTTCAAGGCCGTCGAGGGTCGTCGTCCGCCGCGTAAATGGAACCCGGCCGATGAGGATGCGGTTCGGAATCGGCTTGAGAAGGCACTAGGCGAGGACGCCTACACTCGAAAGCTACTTTCCCCAACCCAAGCGGAAAAAGAACTTCCGCCAAGGCTCTTCGGAAATATCGAAGAGTACGTCGCCCCTTCCGAGCGCAAGTCGATCCTCGTCAGCGAGGACGACGCTCGGGAACCCATCCAAATCATCGACGACGAGTTCGACGATTTGGATTAACCGTCAACCAAAAGGTGTCATAACAATGGCTGAAAAAGACCCGACTAAGGTCAAACTCAACGATGTGAGGCTGTCCTTCCCTAACCTCTTCGCCCCTCGCGGATTCGGCAAGAGCAACCGGGGAAAGCCCGCATATTCGGCGTCATTCTTCGTCCCCAAGGACGGGAAGCGCGGCGAGATGATGTACGACGACATCCTCGACGCGATCGACGCTGCAAAGGAAAAGGAATGGGGTTCCGATTCGAAGAAGTGGCCGAAGGTCAAGAAGGTCAACATCGCCGTCAAGGATGGCGACAAGCCTGCCGACGAGGACGACGACCCGAAGCCCGAGGAAGAGGGTATGTACGTCGTCGCTGCGCGCAATTACAAGCAGCCCCGCGTCCTCGACCGCGACAAGACCGAACTTCACGAGTCCGATGGCCTCCCTTACGGCGGCTGCTATGTCGATGGCATCGTGCGTTTTTGGGCGCAGACCTACGAAGGCATTCCCCGGATCAATTGCTCGTTGGAAGGGGTCAGGTATCGCCGTAAGGGCGAGCCCTTCGGTGCGGCGCCGCTCGATCCCGATGAGTTCGATAATCTCCCCGAGGAGGAAGAAGAGGACGAAGGGGGTTCCCGGCGTTCCAGCCGTCGCCGTGATGCGGAAGAAGGCGACGACGATCGCGGCTCTCGCCGCAGCCGCCGTGATGCGGAAGAAGGCGACGACGATCGCGGCTCTCGCCGCAGCCGCCGTGACCGGGACGACGAAGACGAGGATCGCGGCTCCCGCCGCAGCCTGTCTCTTATACACATCTCCGAGCCCACGAGACCTCGGGGTTCCCGCCGCAGCCGTCGCGATGAGGACGACGAAGACGAGGATCGGGGTTCCCGCCGCAGCCGTCGCGATGAGGACGACGATTCCGATGACCGGCCGGCCCGCCGCAGCCGCCGTGACGCGGATGAAGACGAGGATCGCGGCTCCCGCCGCAGCCGCCGCAACAACGACGACATCTAGCGGGAGATGGCCGGGGCGTTCGCGTCCCGGCCGCATCATTTATGCAAAAGCGAACGTTCGTCTTCGACATCGAGATATATTGGAACTACTTTTGCATCATCTTCAAGGAGATCGGTGGCAAGAAGGCTGTCTTCTCTTGGGAGATGGACGACAGAGGCGCGATCGATACTAAGAGCCTTCGCAGATTTGTCCTGCGGCATCGGATCATCGGCTTCTACTCTGCCAACTTCGATATGCCAGTGCTGTTCGGAGCGTTGGCAGGATTCAATTGCGAGCGTCTAAAAGAGATCGCAAACGCGATCATCGAAGAAGGATCGAAGCCTTGGGATGTTGAAAAGGCATACGGTTTCAGGATCGATCGAAACGTCGATCATATCGATCTTTTCAATATCCCAAAGGGTCAATACGGACTCAAGATATACAACGGGCGTCTGCATGGTAAGCGGATGCAGGACTTGCCGTATGAGCCTGATCGCATCCTCACCCAAGACGAAATGGATGAGGTATACGACTATTGCTTGAACGATCTCGACGCTACCGAGCTTTTGTTCGAAGAATGCTCGAAACAGATCGCCCTTCGCGAGAAGATGGGCGACGAGTACGGGATCGACCTTCGGTCAAAGTCTGACGCGCAAGTCGCCGAGGCGGTGATCAAGAGCGAGGTCGCCTCAGTCCTCGGGTACGAAGTGAAGCGGCCCGAGATCGCGCCAGGGACAACCTACCGCTACAACGTCCCCGCCTACATCAAGTTCAAGCACCCCGAGCTTCGGGACATTCTCGACATCATTCGCGAAACTAAGTTTCGAGTTTCGCCGTCTGGCAATATCAAGATGCCAGACACCCTTGCCGACGCCGAAATCAAGATCGGCAAGGGTGTCTATCGGATGGGGATTGGCGGGCTTCATAGCTCCGAAAAGTCGACCGTCCATAAGGCTGAGAACGGGTATTTCCTCGTCGATCGGGACGTGACCTCCTACTACCCGGCCATCATCATCAATCAGAACCTCTTTCCGAAGCAGATGGGGTTCGCCTTCCAAAAGGTCTATCAGCGGATCGTCGACCGGCGTCTGGCCGCGAAGAAAGAGGGCGCCGAAGCCTACGATGAGATTGACGACCTCAAGGCCAAGCTGGAAAAGACGAACCGCGATCCAGACGCCGGCCCGTCCCTCATTGAAGAGCGGATTGAGGAGCTTAAAAACTCAGCCTCCATCTTCACGACCGTCGCCGACAGCCTCAAGATCACCATCAACGGGTCCTTCGGCAAGTTCGGCAATCGGTGGTCGGCCCTCTACTCGCCGCAGCTTCTAATCCAAACGACGATCACCGGGCAATTGTCGTTGCTCTTGCTCATCGAATGGCTTGATGAGGATGGGATCGAGGTCGTGTCGGCGAACACTGACGGCATCGTGATCCGCTGCCATGAGGACGACCGCGATCTCTACCTCGACATCATCAAAGAATGGGAAGAGGCGACACAGTTCGTCACCGAAGAGACGGGCTATGACGCCCTCCTAAGCCGGGACGTTAATAACTACATTGCGGTTAAGAAAGACGGCAAGGGGTATAAGACGAAGGGTGCGTTTGCAATCCCCGATGAGGGCAAGGTCAGCGTCGATAAGAACCCGACGAATGAGATCGCCGTGCAAGCCGCGATCGATCATATCCTTCACGGAACCCCGATATGGGCGACTGTTGTCGCATCGAACGATATTCGCCGCTTCATCACCGTGCGGACGGTCAAGGGTGGCGCCGTCGATCAGGATGGCGAATATCTCGGCAAGGCGATCCGCTGGTATTACTCGACCGATGTTCATGACTCGATCCGCTATAAGAACGCGACGGCCAAGGGCAATCACAATGCCGTCCCGAGGACCGAGGGTGCCCGCGCTTGTATGGAGCTTCCTGACGAGCTTCCCGACGACATCGACCATTCATGGTACGCCCGCGAGGCCCGCTCGATCCTGACGCAAGTCGGCTATCAGCGGAAGCTCATCTAATGGGGCGGCAAGGAGGCCCCTTAGAGTCATACATCGAACGCCGCGTGGTGAAGTTCGGTGAAAGGCTCGGATACGTCGTCCGCAAGGTCCAGTGGGTGGCGCGAAAAGGGGCGCCCGATCGGGTCTTCATGGGGTCCGGCTTCACCCTATGGATCGAGTTCAAGCAGTTGGGCGTAAAGCCCGAGCCGCATCAAGCCAAAGAGCATATGCGGATGCGCTCGGCCGGCCAACTCGTCTTCGTCATCGACAACATAGCGGACGGTGAGGCGCTTCTACGGCGGTACGCGCGAGACCACGCCGACGTTCTATGAGCAAGGCCCGTCGCCCCAGGAAGGCGCTGAGACGCTATCAGCGCATATTCAAGAATAAGATCGTCAGGCTCAACAATCTGATCCTGGCGCTTCCCATGGGCTCGGGAAAGACGGGAACATGCCTTACGGCCATGCTCGACCTTCTCGACGACGGGGAGGTCAAGAAGGTTCTCATCGTCGCGCCTCTGTTGGTAGCCGTTGGAACATGGCCCGACGAGATCGACGATTGGGAGCACACCGCCGATCTGACATGGACGCTCCTGCGCGCTGACGATGACGATCCCGACATAAAGGCGAAACGCGAGATGTTTTATCGGGACGCTCGCGATCTGTGGGGCTTTCCGCCGAAGGATGCAGCGAAGTTCGCCAATCGGATGCGGAACCGCGCGAAGGAATGGAAGCTCCGCAAGCTCGCCGAGACAGGGACGGAAGTCCACATCATCAACCGCGAGGCCCTGCCCTGGTTGTGGAAGCACTTCGGGGAGGGCGAGCGTTGGCCCTATGACATGCTCGTCGTCGATGAGGCGTCCATGTTCAAGAACGCCAAGATTAGGACTCCGCTCAAGGAACTGACGCGATTCGGCGTTGCCGCCAAGGCGAGGAAGTTCGCAAAGCGCGTTGTCCTTTTGACCGGAACCCCGGCCCCCAAGGGTCTCGAAAATCTCTTTGGACTGTCCTACATCGCGGACGGCGGGGATCGCCTGGGCAATTCCAAGCATTTGTTCATGCGTACCTATTTTGACAAGAAGACCGTCAAAATGGGGACTCTCAAAATCCCCAAATACATTGAAAAGCCCTGGGCCGAAGCGAAGATAATGGATCGCCTCGGGGACATTATGTTCTCCATGCGGGAAGAGGATTGCGTCGATCTTCCACCAATGATCCCGATCCCAATGAAAGTTAGTTTACCGCCGCGTATCCTCGATCAATACAAGCGATTTGAGCGAACCCTATACAGCGAAGAATACGACGTTGAGGCCGTCAACAAGGGCGTGCTTCAAAACAAGCTCCTCCAATTCGCCAACGGGAGCATGTATAATGAGGACCGGGAAGAGGTCTGGATTCACGACGAGAAGCTTGAGGCACTTGAGCAAATCGTCGAGGACGCCAACGGGATGCCCGTCCTCTGCGCGTACACCTTCGCGTTTGATATTCGTCGCATTCGAAAGCTGTTCCCCAAAGCCGTCGTCTTCGGCAGGGGCAACGTCGTCGAACAGAAACGCGCCTGGAATAGGGGCGAGATCGACTTTATGGCGGCTCACCCGGCGTCGATCGGGCACGGGCAAAACATTCAGTACGGCGGTCACATTTCGGTTTGGTATGGGCTGACCCCCGATCTGGAATTGTATCAGCAATTCAACAAGCGGCTTCATCGGAGCGGCCAGACGCACACCGTTTTCAATCACCATCTGATCGCCACGGGGACCTATGACGAAAAGATGCTACCGCTCTTGACGCGGCGCGATGCGACGCAAGATCGGATCATCGAAGCCGTCCGCGTCAATCTGGCAGCGTGATTTCCCCCTGTACCTTCTGTTAAGCATGGATTACGTGAAACTTGCGTCAAATGGGAGGAGCCCTTGACGACGGGGAAACCTGTGGATAACTAAGTCAAGTAATGGTTGAATTGACCAACAAGGGATTGACATGCGCGTTAAGAAAGACCGTCCGATTATCGCCGCCGAGTTCGCCAAGCGATTCGGAATGGCCTGCGACAACAATGATCTCTGCCCGCCGCACAACTACGGCCGGCTACAGTGGATCGCGGATCAGTTGGGTTCCCGCTACGGCGTCAGCCTCTCGAAAGAGAGCGTTCGGCGGTGGGCGTCGGGCGAGGGATCGCCGCGTCCCGACAAGGGCAAGCTCCTGGCCGAACTCCTAAAGGTCGATGAGTCTTGGTTGTTGCTCGGCGTCCAGCCCGAGGGCGACCGGAAGACAGTGGGGGCTACGCAAAATGCAGCCGTCAACCTACTGTCTGGAATACTACTGGCCCGTGACATTACGGTTGCCTTGCCGGATGAGGACGACCCGCTCAAGGATTGCGTGAATCTCTATGCGGTTATCGGGGGTCGTCAACTGCGGCTACATGCAACCTTCGGCCAGCCATCGGCAGGCGGTGCGAAGTTTCTGATCCCGGTGCAGTTCGAGAACGTCACCGTCATCGGCGTCGTGCCGACCGGGGATGACGGGACCTTCAATCTCTATCACCTGTTGCCGTCTGCAATCTCGAAATACGGGAACAAGCGGGGCGGCTACATCGAAATGAGCGGCGAGGTCAGTGAGTATTCTGTCGCCGTAAAAGACGTGAAGTGCCCCCGGATCAGAAGCGTCAAGGCGATGCTCTGA